GAAGCTGCCGATGTCCGTCGTCATCGATTCCGGTGGCAAGAGCTTGCACGGCTGGGTACGAGTCGATGCGGCGAACAAGGAGGAATGGAACGAGCGTCGTGATGTCGTCTATCGCCAGTTAGAAACTCTCGGCATCGATCCAAAGAATAAGAACGCAAGCAGGTTCAGCCGGTTAGCCGGTGTGATGCGCGATGGCAATGAGCAGAAGCTATTGGCCATCAATGTGGGTGTCGTGAACTGGGATGCGTTCACGGACTACCTAGAGTCGCAGGACATGCCTCAGGAGTTCTCGCTCGATAGCATCATCGAGTACGACCCGAAGAATGATCCTGACAATCTGATCGGCGACAGGTGGCTACGTCGCGGATCTTCGCTTCTCTTCGTAGGCCAAAGTGGTTGCGGCAAAAGCTCGATGGCCGCGTATCAGGGGATGAAGTGGGCGTCCGGTGAAGCGTGGTTTGGCGTAAAGCCCGTCCGGGCGTTAAAAGTGGCTTACATCCAGGCGGAAAACGACATCGCCGATCAGCATGACGCACTCAAGGGGGCGGCTCAGATGACGTTTGGAAAGGAGAACTGGGAGCGAGGATTGAGGAGCGTTGACATGCTCTTCTTCCGTGAAACGGTCCGAACCGGAACAGACTTCGCCACAATGCTCCGCCGTCTCGTTCGCAAGACCAAGGCTGACGTGGTTTACATCGATCCACTGCTCTCCTACATGGGTGGCAATCCTGCGGACATCGAGGTCTGCGCGAACTTCACGCGGCATCTGCTCCAGCCGATTATGATGGAGACGGGCGTTGTCCTAGTACTCGTCCATCACTTCCCCAAGCCGAAGGGCAAGGATGACAAGCCTGAGAGCGTGGCAGATTTGGCCTACTCAGGATTCGGATCGTCCGATCTAACGAACTGGGCGCGCGAGGTGATTGTGATGAAGGAGGTTGGCTTCAACAATCCGCGCAAGTTCATGTTAGGCATGGCGAAACGGGCTGACCGTTCTGGCATGACTGACAAGGAAGGAAAAGTCACCGGATCGATTATGATCCAGCGTGGTACGGGCGGCGACATCTCATGGAACTACGCGGAGCCTGAGAAGTTTGTCGTCGATAAGGAGTCGGTTAAAAAGCCGTACTCCAAAGGACGATATCCTAAGCGCTAGCCTTCTCACGCTCAGCACGGCGACGGCCTTTCGCGGCTAGAGACTGGAACCGCTCACGCCCCAGCTTTTTACGCCCGATTGCGGCGGCCAAAGCCTTCGGATCGCGAACTCCCTTCTTTTCAAGGCTGGAAACCAGCTTCTCGTAACGACCGCCACCGCCAAGTTTCATCTTGTCCATAAAATTACCATGCTTTGCACGACCACGTTCTGGGTTTGGTAGGATCTTTCGCTGTATCGCAGTTATGCCGCGCGCGGAAGTTCTTACGACGCTCAGGATTGTCGCGTTTGATTTCCATGTTCGGATCGCCGAACCGGACGATGACAACCTTGCCAGCCGGATTCTTGACGTACACCGCCTTCTTCTTCTTCTCGCCCGGAGTGTAGAACGGCTTGTTGAGCGTCACCTTACGCCCCTTGTAGGTATTACCTTTTTTGGAGAGGGAGGTTTTCATCGTTCGAGGTTTTGCAGTTCGTCGATGTCAGGTGAGTCTTCGCCTTCATTGGAGGCAATCGCTGCCGCCGTTCCGCGAAGAACAGCATTCAACTCATCCTTTGAGAACCGACCTATTGGCTTCATGGCAAGTTCTCTTAGTTCAGGGGTAGAAAGGATGTGCGATGCAATTTTGTATCTCACGCCGGGAGTCAACTTGGCCACTCGTACAGCCTGATTTGCCATTCCGATAGGGCCAACCCTTGCCACACCTCCAACAGCCTCACCAGCCACAGCACCAACACCTCTGATTACTGCCTCAACAAAAGCATCATTAGATGCGACTGGAGTTTTCAGTTGTTCAAGTCTAGCAACATTATCCAAGACTGATTTGAGCTTAGAAACCTTTCCACCTCCCAGCACCGCATCAGCGTAATTCCGAACATTGCTTGCTTTTCCGAGAATGGATTCTCCTGCAAGTTCGGAAGCCAGCTTCTTCGAATTCAAAACACCTGAGGTGGTGTACTTTTCGATCAAGTCATTGACGTATTGAAACTGAAGCTGCTGAACCAGCATCGGACTTTCGCGTCCAATCATGTCCAGTGCCGCTCGGCTTTGCTCTGGTGTGTATGAGCCGTCAACAATTCCGCTAATGAACTTTTTCGGATTCTGAGAAACGATGTCAGTCACATCGCTTGACGACTCTTTTTTCAGTGCGCCAAGAATTGATCCGCGCAACTGCTTTTCCATCTCTGCCTTCTTTTTTATGGCATCTGAGATAGTGTCCATGATGGCTAAATCCCTTCTTCCAACTGCATCGGACAGAAGTTTTGCGTCAACCGTTAGGGTTGAAATTACCTTGTTAGGATCAAGTCCAGCCAGAGCGGACTGCTTCTTTGCCAAACCAGCAATTTCCTTCGCATTCGGGAAGAATTGGCTCTGAATCTCAGGCGCAAGCCCATTGATGTAGTTGACGACTTTCGAAACCGAAATCTCTCCAGTAACCGGATCGAGGCCAGACTTTGCAGCCTGATTGAAGAGATATTCTCTCGCGGTAGAATCGATTGCAGCAGCATCTTCAGGTCGAGCTGCACTCTTAATAGACTCCAGAAAAGTAGGAGCATCAGCAGACTCCAGTTTGCTCGCAATTGCCGCAGGTCCGGCCCCACCTTCTGCTCCGACATCTTTAATCAGAGACTGGACTTGCCGACCAACAAACTTGTCTACGTTTTCACGGTGAAACTTGTTCGCAACGTCGAGTTTTTCTCGAAGAGTTCCTGTTGGGAGATTGGAAATTGCATTGTCAATGTCTGTGGTGATTGCCTTGTAAAGGTCTTTCTTCGCCTTGTCTGAAAGGCCGGGAAGCAAGTCATCCTTTCCGATGGAATCTCCAATCTGAGTGCGATATCTCCTAAGCGCATCAATGGACTGATCTTCGGTCATATTGCCGATAGCGGCCACATATTCACGCGTACCCTTTGGATAGGTTGAAGGAATCCCGCGAGTCGAAAGAACCTCCTCCTTGGGAATCTGAAATCCAAACTCATCAACAAGTCCGCCAGCTTGCTCAGGTGTGCCTTTGAACATCTGAACCGCTTGAGCGTCGATGTTGTTGGCCCACTCAGACATGCTCGGAGTTTTTACGGTCAGCTTTTGATAGGCAGGATCGTTTCGAAGCGTGTTGAAATTCTTGGTGTCGGTTTGCTTGAAGAAATCGTATCCAGCTTGCTGTAGTTCCCGGAACTTGTTTCCAAGAAACGATGGTGTTGAAACGGTGCCGGGAATCAGAGCATTTGCCTGATTTTGAACATAGCTCAATCCCTTGTCGATTGAAGGCTTTAACTGCGCTGAAAGAGTTCCGATTGCGTCTTCGTAAGGCTTTGAGACAGATCCGAGTCGCTTCCGCAAAATATCGACAGCACTCTTTGCCAGCTCGTCGGTCGTAATTCCCGTGTTCTTTCCGCCAAGATCGGTGGCATTCAGCACGATCAGCCTCTTAAGGCTTTCCATGTGTTGAGGCGTCACCTCTGCCCCAACTGGAGCATTCTTGATTGCTTCGACAAGTCCCGGATCACCAATCGCCTCAGCAACACCAATGGGAACTCTGACTCCGGTAGAAGACTCAATGGTGTCTCGAATCTGCGAAGTCTCCAGTGAACCGACTCTCGGAGAATATCTTGGCCGAAAGAATGTCGCCTTTGCTCGTCCAAATCCTCCGGTAAGGAATTCTTTTGCAGCCATTGCAGGCTTAACAAACGGTCTAGCACCAGCAGCAACAAGTGGAACACCAACCTCGCTAATGAGTGGGCCAAGTGCTGTTCCTGCTAGAATGTTTTCACCAAGCGTTTCGGCAGCTTTTCCGTATTCTCCGCGAGCAAGCTCAGGCAACGCCTCTACCGCTCCTGTCGCAGCTCCACCAGTTCCACCTCCAAGTGCCTGCGCGCCTCCGCGCTCAAAAAACTGCCCAACACGCCCCAGCTTAGTAGTCGCCCCAGTGGCAGTCATAGCTGCGGCAACTTCAGGAGATAAAGCGGCAAGAAGTTCTGGAGCGACAATACCAGCACCAGTAGCAGCTTGAAAACGCGCAGCTTGTCTAAACTGCTTGCCTTCAGGGGTTTCAGCTCCAGCAATAGGTGCGCGAAGAACTTCACCTCCAGACAAGCCGCCGCCTCCGGTTCCTATTCCACGGAACACCTCTTTCAGACCAGCCATGAACCCTCCGTCTTGCTGGCCTACATTGCTCGCATCCTGAACCGCCTGATTCAACTGAGCAGTCGATCCAACAACAGCAGCAGCTTCAACCTGCGGAACAGAAGGTTGGTTTGGAACGGCATTACTTGACGCCATTCGTCTAGCGACTTCCGCCTCAAGTCGTTGAAGCAAAGCAGCTTTTTCAGGTGATAATGGCATATTTTTATTGCTGTCCGTTTTCTGCTTTCAACTGCTGAATCAATCTCTGCATATCTTCAAGACTCATCGAGTCGGTCGATATCTCCGTAGATTGGAACGAAACACCGGGAGCGGAGTATGCAGCAGTAGTTCGCGTTCCAAACGGAGTCGTAGACCAACGCTCGTAGAATGACGGAAGAGCCTTGTCGATGTTTCTCCCAATGGTTCCACGCGCACTCCGTTCAATTCGATTCCTGAATCGATCAAGTTTGATGAGCGAGTTTTTGTCGAAAGATCCGCCGATTTCCTGAGCGATTCGCTTTCCTTCGCTCTCGGTGACGTTTAAGCCTGAAGTGGTTCTTGCGGTACGATTGACAACCCCCATGAAGTCGGCCAGCAATCCTAGCGCCTCCTGCTTCATTGGATCTTTTTCCGTTTCAATCAACGACCGAATCTTGACTTCAGTGGCAGGAATCGCCCCAAGGAAGTCAGTGAACTTTTTGCCGGGATACTGCTTCTCAAACGCGGCGATTCCGTCTTGAAGAGAGTCAATCGTTTCCATGACGGCAAACTCGTCCTCCAGCTTTGTGGCCGTCTTAGCTTCAAGCGGCTTGAGACGTCCACCTCCGCCAATAAATGTCTGCCTCAGTTCAGCTTCCTTGACTGGCGTAAGCTCTTGTCCAGAAGCTGCTGCCTTAGCCTTAGCAGCTTCAATAAACAGATCAGTATTCTTGCCGACTGATCCGGTCTTTGATTTTTCGAAACTTTCGGCAGCAAGAAGAGCTTGAGGAGCAATTTCTTGAGGAATCTGCCCAGAGTCGATCATGCTCTGAACGGTGTTTTTTCCAAGACGCCCCAAAGTTCCAAGTTTCGACGCTTTCCCAAGCTGCTCTTCTTCTGTGCGCTTTTTAGAAATTAACGCATCATCAATGACGTAATTTCCATCAGCGGTGCGCGTTAATGCGCCATATTTTCGAGCTTCATCAATTCGTTTGCCCTCAAGCTGATCAGTAAAAGCGGCAAGTTTTGCCTGCTTTTTAATCAGTTCAGCGCGAGCAGAATACGGCTCAAGGCCGTTAATGAGTCGAGTAGCCTCCTGATTGAACTGCTTTGATTTGAACCGAGGAAGCGCAGGCATGGCGGCACCCTCTGTCGAGCTGTTCAAAAAGTCTGAAACTTGCTGGTTGAAGTTCTGAAAAGCCTCATATTCCTGATTCTGCGCCTCTGACTCTGTGAGCGCATCAGCATACGCCTTCGACTGAATCTTATTCTGAAGATCCGCCTGACGCTGGCGCATGATCTGATCAGCAGTCTGCATCTGAAACTGCTCCATCATCCGCTTCTGCGTCTGTGCGCGGTCGAACAGCGATGCACCTAGCTGAAATGCTTGAAGAGATTGGTCGGCCATAAATTATGCCCAGTTAGAAGGATCGGTTGGTCCTCCGATGTTTCCGGGTGGAATTGCGTAAAGCTCAGGATCGTTCTGAGGATTGTAGGACGACCTTGCCCCCCCTTGCATTCCCGATAACCCACGCTGAGTGAAAGCCCCACCAGCGAATCCACCGGCAGAGGAAATCGCGCTTCCGATAGCAGCCATCGTAGGATCGGGCATTGCAGCCACCTGAGCGGCTTGCAGGTTGCGATTATACATCGCTTGCTGCTGCTGCTGCATTACGCCAACCCGCTGAGCAGGAGTGATAAACATGCTGCTCACCGAGAACGGTTGGACCATCCCCATCGTTCGTTGTTGCTGGATAAAGTTCTGAGCCTGAGCAAGACCTTGATTTTGGATCTGCATCGATGTCAGACCAAAGTCACGCGCAGAAAGGTTTCGACCCATTCCGCTTCCAGCTCCAAATCCACCGCCAAGCGCACGACCAGCGGCGGATCGTTGAAGCTGGGATTGAACGTCTTGTGAAACTTCCCCACGCAAAGCTGATCCAATGTTCTTTCCAGCCTGTTGAATCAACTGGTCATAGCCAGGAATCGCACGACGAAGCTGAGACTCAAGCTGAGATTGCTCGGCAGCGGTCGTCTTCTGGGCGAGTTCAGTGGCAGAATCAAGAGAAGCGATGTTTTGTTGAATCGCTTGCCTCTGTTCTCCAGCGAAATCAATCGGCTTCAACTCGGGAATTTTTGGCTTTTTCCCCTTGCTGAGAAGACCACCAAGCAAACTCGTTCCACCAAGGATTGCCGCACCACCTAGAATAGCTCCCATAAATTAAAATACCTCCTTCACAAGACGGTTGCCGTTCTCAATCGAGAACACCTTTTCAGGTTCGTGACGTTGGATGTTCATGGTTACCAAACGTGCAGCCTTCTCTTCTGGAAAAGCTCGCTCGCTCTGGAAGCAATGAACCCACACCCGCCGCAAAGTATCCACCTTAAAAAGCTCGTTCTCCTCGATTGTCATCACACCGTGGAGTGACGCCCACGCATCCGCGTACTCACGAAGCGCCTGAACCGAAGGAAGGTGAACTTCGTAGCCGAATCGCTCGGCGCATTCTTTGGCTGACGCTTCCGCATCTTTCTTAACGTAGACTTTGATCGAATCATGCACGACAGCCTTGGGCAGATATCCGTAAGTCGAACAGTCGGCGACGTACTTGTAACGAGTGCGGTATTCTTCAATCGACTGTTTCCAATTCGGATCAGTCGCACCTTGCTCATGTAGGCCAAGGCAATCCGTCTCCAACGAGAAAAGGACCGACATGAATGCCGATCCGAATCGTGGCAGACCGCAAATTTGGAAGAGCTTACCTTTCATTTTTTATGCACAAAGAAGTCCACGCGGCAGTACGCGCGAGGATGAAGATGGCCGACTCAGCACCTGGGATTACCCCAAGCTCGCTGCAAACGACCGCAGTGTAGAGCGCGGCATTCGGATGGACGTTTTTGCTAGCTTCTTTCATCCACCCATGAAGTTGCTCGACGCGAGCGTTGGCGTTTGGAAAGTCGGACTTGATCAGCTCGCTGACACGGCTCCAAGCCGGATCAATTTGATCCTTAAAGAACGAGTTTCCGAAACCAGGAATCTTCATGCCAGACTCAATGGCCGACTTCAACGCTCGCTCATCAAACCGCTCGTAGACAAATCGAGCAGGGCCAATCGGTCCATGAGCATCGCCCAAGGTTAGGATTGCCGAAGCAATTCCATTCGTAAGCTGCGCGCTTCCAAAGAAAGCGTTTACAGCAGCGCCAGAGCTAGAGTTCTGGTTGTTCCGAGCCGCCATGTCATGCGCGTCAAAGACAGCCTGAAGCAACTCCAGTTTTTTTGGAGTCGCCTCAGCCAACGCGAAATCAATGTTTAGGTTCAGAACCATTGCGAAAACCCTCCGCCATTCAACCCGACTCCGACCATTCGGATGGTTGCCACAGCGTCACCCAAATACTGCATCGTCTGCTCCTGCACAGCTTGAACAGCTTTGGCTTCGTAGGCCACTGCTTCCTGAATCAAATCGTTCTCCTCCTTGCGAATCGCCATGACCATCAGCTTGATGGCATCAGGACACGGAGGAATGAGGTAGTCATTCACGCTCGTCGCGTTGATGTGGCGCATCTTCGCCATCACCGTTACCGGCTTGTCCTCCTCGTTGTTGCAACGATCAGCGAGGTAACTGCGACGGTACTGCGGCAGAGTTTCATCAGGGTCGTAAACTGCCAGATCCAGTTCTAGCAGCGTCGTCGCATCGTACTCGTACAAACGGCTTGCCGTGTTCGTGGCTTCGCGGATGACGCCGGTCAGAGTGGTGAACTTCTTGGTCGATTGAGTGTACGGA